GGCGGCCGGCGTGGAGGTGGTGCTGCGCGTTCGCCGCGCGGAGGATCGCGGGTTGTTGGGGGCCAAGGCGATGAACTCTTCCGGCGCCGCCGCCGTGCCGTAGAACAGCGTCTGCGCCATCTCCTGGTTCATCGCCTCGATGAACGCCTTCGCCTCGGAGAGCCGGAACGCCGGAACGTCGGGCGCCAGCTTCGCCAGGTCGAGGTCGACTTCCGACCACGCCTCCATCATCCCGCAATTCGCGTCGATCTGCGCCTTGGTGGACTTGGAGGTCGGTACTCCCTGGTTCAGCAGCCGCCAGTAGACGGTCGGCAGGCCGGTGCGGACCGAGGTGCGCTCGCCGGTCGGGAGGTTGCCCTGCTTGAACTGCATGTCGTCGAGGATTTCGTTGGACTGCGAGAGCAGCTCGATTACCGCCGCCACCTTGCCGTCGGGACCCATGCTCTTCGCCCAATCGGCAAGCGTCAGGACGCCTGCGCCCACTGTTGCCATGTTCGTGCTCCTTTCGAAATGTTGTGGTCAGCTTCAAAAACAAAAAGAACGCCAATGGGCGTCCCTTGGAAAAACTCGTCAAGCCGGAGGCGGCGGCGTGTTGTCGTACAACCGCTCCGCGATGGGCCTCTTGCCCGCCCCCTCGTCCCCTCCCGAGTGAAGGGTCCCCTCCCGCTTCGCCGTGGCTACCAGGTGGATCAGCTCTACCAAGTGCGGGTGGTTCCCGAGGCCCGACTTCTCGATGACGTCCACCATCTCCTTTGGCAGCCCCCTCATTTCCCGGGCCACCAGCGCGATGTTGCCGACGTAGTTTCCACCCCACTTCTCGCGGAGCACCTTGTCGGCGGTCGCGGACGCCTTCTTGTTCTCCTCGTGCGCGGCGATGTTGTCCGCGAACGTCTGGTCGACCATCGCCTGCAGGGCCTTCGGGGGAACGCCCGCCTTGAATGACCGCTCCAGGAAGGCGTCGAGCGCCGCCTGGTCGAGCGGTACACCCTCGGGCAGCGCGGGGACCTTGATGCCGTACTCCTTCGCGCTAGCCGGCATGGCGAAATCGGCGGCTTTCACCGACAGGTCCCGGTACGCCGTCAGGACGTCGGTCACCGGCTTGTCCTTGAACGGCTCGAACACCGCGGCATCGGTCTTGAGTGTGTCGGGCAGGCCGGTGAACCACTCCTGCGCCGCGGGAGGAGGGTCGCCCGCAGGGGATCCCCCCGGCCCACCCGTCCCGGTTGTGCTGTCGATCTTCGCTTCGTCGCCCATCGCTTCACCCTCCTCCAGGGTCTGAAAGTTCCATCGCCGCCGCTGTGGCGATGATGGTTTCGATATCGTCCGCAACGCTCCGGCGGCCTTCGTTGAAGGCCGTCACGTCCGCATACCCCGGGACGAACGACACCCCGCCGTACGACGACTTCAAGTCGGCCAGGATCACCTTCCCCTCCGCCGTCCGGGACCATCGCAGGTACGCCGCGAACTTCTCCTTTGACTTCTCGCCCGTGATCCGCTCACGCTCGGCGATGATCTCTTGCAGGAGCCGCTGTGAATTCGGGATGCCGGGCTTCACATGCCCATCCCCGCATCAGGGACCATCATCGTGCGGGTACCCATGCCGGGGTCGGTCTTGGCGATCGCCTCCCCCGCCTTCGCCTTCGTCAATAACTCGTTGGCCATATCTGTCCGTTCCTGCCGCGCTTGCACCGCCTGCTGCGCCTGCGCGCGCGTTGCGCGCCGCTCTGCGACCTGATCCTTGCCCCGCATGACCTTCGACGGCACGGAGCCGCCTTCCGACCGGTGCCACATCGCTTCGTCGAAGTCGATGGTATCGAGCACCTCGGGATCCTGCGTCCGCTCGAATACGGAGATCGTGGCGTCCATCTGCGAATCGATCGCCAGCGTGTCCTGCGACCGCTGCGCCATCGCAAGCGGGCCTTTGTAGACCACGTCGATCGACCTCTCTTCAGGGGAAGCCTGCAGGATCTCGTCGGGAGGCGGCGGAAGGGCTCCACCGCGGAGCATCAGGCCGAACGAGCGTCCGATCGTCGGGTCCAGGAACTCCGACTTGTGGCGACCGAGCACTCCCGGCCCGAGGACCCGCATCATCAGCTGGATCCGAAGCTGTGCCTCGGAAGCCGTCATCTCCTTTTCGGGAAGCTGCAGCAGGCCGGAGTGGAACGCCTCCTTGATGACGTCCCGGTACTTCGCCTCCTCCATCTCTGCCACGTCGAACTTCGCGCCGTTCATAATCGGCTGGATCGGGGGAGTCATGCCGAGGGCTTTGCCGTTCACTACATGTTCCGCTCCGGGCAGCCATCGTACGGATCCCGCCAGCCCGATGTCCTTCATGTACGGCGGGAACAGCGCCATCGCCAGGGACATGAGCTTGTACCGGACCGCCTCGTTCAGCGTCCGGACGTCCGGATAGGCCGAGTCGCCCAGGCCGCGGCCGTAGATCCGCTCGCCGTTGGCGCGCGACCACCGGGGCGTTGGAGCAGGGAATTCCTCAAAGCCGGTCTCCTGGAGCAGGGTGCGCCGGTCGGCCTCGATGTAGTACCCGGCGTACGGCATCTCCCAGGCGAACGGGGAACGATCGGTGGGGCGCTTGACGTCCTCCCGAGGCTCCACGGCGAGCAGGATATTGACGTTGTCGTACGGGCGGAGCTTCGCGGCCTGCTGCGTCGTCTCCGACGCCTTTTTCCCCCACTTCCCGACGACGGATACGGCCGACATGGATGTGAGCCAGTAGAGCGTGTCGATGCACCGCTTGCGATTTTCCGCCAGCCACGCATCCCCCAGGGAGATCGCCGTGAACCGCAGCCCCCCGAACTTCTGCCCGGGGGTGACGATATCGTCCTCCTCGATGAACATCGGGGAAGCCGTGCCGAAGATGATGTTGTCGAGATACGCTTCCGGGGCTTCCGAGTCCCAATTGCTCATGGCGAACGCCGCCAGCATGATCCCGGCGCATTCCTCGAGCCAGTCGGCGACATCCTTGATGTCCATCAGGTCGGAGTTGCGGGTCTGCAGGCCGAACCACGGGAAGGTAGACGCCGTCATAGATCCGTGCATGAACGACGCCAGCCGCTCTGCCGCGCGCGTACCGGTGCCGTCGTACTGCAGGTCGGTCAGCTTCTGCCCCTGGCGTCTGTTCTGCGCGGTCCCGCTGCGGATCCCGCGCTTGCGGGGCATGAGGACCTCGGAGATGTTCTCCCAGTGGGATTCGTGCGGCAGCCGGATCTGCTTCAGTTGCTCGAACCGCGCGAGAACCTGCTGGACCATCTGAGTGGTTTCGGCCACGACGTCAGCTCCCGAAGGTGGATCCCGACCCGAAGGCCGAGGTGGTGGGCTGGACGAGCACCGACGCGCCGAACCCGCGCTTACGCTTCAGCGCCAGGCGCTCCAGGCCCTCCTTGGTGGAGGCGTCGAACATGGCCTGCTTCTCGGCTGCTGCGGCATCGGCCCGGGCGGTTGCCTCGGCTGCCTCCGCATCGGTCTTGACCTTGTCCTTCCCGCCCGGGGTCAGCGGCTTGTAGATATCGTCCCCCACGCTTGCACCGCCGCCCTTGAACCCCGCTCCGACGAGGTTGCGGACGCCGGCGGTGGAGACGTTCACGGGCGACAGCAAAGCGTTGTTCGACCAGAAGCCCTTCTTGAACGGGTTCATCGTTCCCTTGAGCGGTTTTCCGGCAAACGGATTCGGCATCATTCCACCTCCGCCCGGGTCATCCCGAGCACGATAAGATCGTGAAGTTTCCCGTCCCGCAGGACGGCTCCCGTGATTCGACCCTCGATCGCAAACCCGACTCGCCTCGCCGCCGCGATCGCCGGGACGTTGAACGCAGGCGTCATGCCGACGAGCTTCCGGCAGGCGGCGACGTTGTCGAACATCCACCGGACCGCAAGGCGTCCGGATTGAACGACGGCCGCCCCGCGGACTTCGGGAATTGCCGCCTGATGCACCACGTAGCTCGCGTAGACGAACGGAGTGGCGATCAGGATCGCCCCCTCGATCGGCATGAGGATGATCACGGACTCGTCCCGCAGGATCTCGCCGATCTCGGCCACAGACGGGACCGGTGAATCGTCGAACAGCCGATCGCGTACGGCCGGGTGGAGCAGGACCTTTGCCGCTCGATCTACGTCCCCGGGACCGAGCCTCACGACCTAAATCCGTAGGTCGGCAGCCGCGTTGCCGTCTCGGCGAACCCGCCTGAACTCTGTTCCGGTCGTCCCACCGTCCGCGGGTCGAAACCCGTCTCGGCGAACAGGCTGCGCGCGGTACCCTTCTTCTGGACCGGAAAGGCGAACGTCTCCGCGAACGCATCCGTCAGGTCGGGGGAGTACCCGAGCAATTTCTTGAACAGCTTCTTTTCAAGCAGCGCGAACTTGTCCTTCTGGAAAACGTACGTGATCGCGCAGAGCTCCCGCTGTAGCTCGGGCATGTTCGGCAGCGCTCCGCCGCCCTTGACCCACGCCTGCGCCTCGAAGTACATCTCCGCCCGCTTGTTCAGATACCGGGGGTCGTACGGCGATCCGGAGTAGTGGACCGGGATCACCGTGTAATTCGCGGCCTGCAGCCCGTCGATCAGGCCCGCTCCGAATCCCCCCGTTGCGTCGACCAGGATCCCGTCAGCGCCCCACACGTCCGATGCCCGGGCGACCATTGCGACCTGCTCCTGGGTCTTCAGGTTGCGCGCGACCTTCGGCCGGAACGCCACGCGGCCCTGTCGGGGGAAGATCACGAACCGATCGTCGCCCTCGCGCGCCACGTCCACGCCGAGGACCTTCGGGGCCTGAATGTAGACGTCCGATTCGATCTGCCGTCGCATGGCCACAGCGCATTCGTCGGGACCGAGCAGCGCGTTGATCGACGCCGGCGGGAACTTCCCGAGGACGTTGACCATCACCCACGGGTTGTCGCGTCCGTGGTCGTGGATCTGCTGCCGCGCCCACTCGATATCGATCCGAGGCGACCGCCCCGGGTCGTCCGGATCCCCCGTGATCTCGATGACCACCCACAGGTGCCGCGCCGTTGTGCAGGCGGCGTACAGCGGTCCCTCGAGGTGCGTTGGGTTCCCGGCCTGGACGATCTTCAGGAAGTCGCCCGGCTGCCGCGTCGAGAAAACCGCCTCGCCCGTAGACATCACCGAGTCGGGGATGCCCCCGCTCTCGTCGAGGATGAACAGGACGTACGCCCCGTGAATCCCGGAGAGCGTGTTCGCCTGCTGCTGCTTGTCGGCGGTCTTCTGCCAGGTACGAGCGGAGAAGAACCACGTCTCCGGGTGGTGCCGGGCGAAGATCCGGGTCTTGGTCCACTCGAAGGCGGACTGAAAGTACTTCGACCGGCTCCGCCACTTCTGGATCTCCGGCCAGAGGTTGTCGTCCAGGTTGTCCCCGGTGATGGACGTCGCGGCGCCCTTGGGATGCTCCCCCGGGCGGCCGTAGCAGGCCATGAAGTTCCAGATCACCCACGCAAGCCCGGCCGTCTTGCCCGGCCCCTTGCAGGCTTTCATGGCGATGCGCGACTTCTCCGGCGACGGGTCGGCGAAGGCCGTCAGCATCTCGGCCTGCCACGGATCCGGCTCTACGCCGAACTCCTCGCGGACCATCTGGATCGGTTCCGCGCGCCAGCGGGACGTGCGCTCCGCGGCGTAACGCATCAGTTCAGGACGCTGCATCCGGCTTCTTTCCCTGGCTTAACTTCCACGATTCGGCCAGGACGTCCTCGAGCGTGAGCTTGCCGCTGTGGTTCACGTCCACCCGCTCGATGTACCCGCGGTCCTTCGCCCTGCACTTGAGGAAGAAGAAAATCGACGCCTCCTTGCCCCGGCTGACGTTCAGCAGGAGCTTGCTCTCCGCGAAGTCCTTCAGGCTCTCGTTGATTCCATCCCACTCCGCGGCGAAGGCCACATCCTCGCGGCGCCACGCGTAGGCCGTGTCACGATGGATGTTGATCGCCTTGGCGGCCTCCGTTGCGTTACCGAACTTGAGCTTCAGCGCCTCGAGGAACTGCGCCTTCTCCTTCGCCCGCCGCTCTTCCGTCTTCGTCGCCAGTGGATCCTTCGTGGACAAGTTCTGCGCGCCCCCCTGTGAAGGTTTCCCACCGCTCTACGATCACGTCGACGTAGCGGGGGTCGAGCTCGGCCATGCGGCAGACGCGCCCTTCCGACTCGCAGGCGATCAGCGTCGAACCGCTGCCGCCGAACGAGTCCAGGACCATGTCGCCGGGCTTGCTGCTGTTGACGATCGCGCGGGATACCAGTTCAACCGGCTTCATCGTCGGGTGCTCGACGCTGCGCTTCGGCCGCGGGATCTCCCACACGGTGTCCTGGGTGCGGTCAGCCGCCCACGTGTGGCCCGCCCCGGGCTTCCAGCCGTAGAGGATCGGCTCATGGCGCCAGTGGTAATCCTGCCGCCCCATGACGAACGAATCCTTCACCCACACGATGCACTGCTTGAACAACCAGCCGGCGTCGGAGAGCGCCCCGCAGAAGTTATAGCCCTCGGTGGGGGCGTGGCAGA